GCCATGCTTGATGTCTCCATATCGAATGAGTGTATTGCTGCCAGTAACCGCCATAGGTATCCCGGCGGCTTAAACGGTGCGGCACATGATGCAAAATGGTCTGGTCGCCGCAGTAAATGGCGGCATGATTGGCACGTGCGCTGCCAAGGCAGATCAGCACCACATCGCCGGGTTGTGGTTTGTCGTCAGCAAGGCGGCTAAAACCGGCACTGACGATATTCTCCAGATAAAGCTCCTGTTCACCGAGCCACCAGTCATCTTCACGTTCTGCTTCCGGTAATTCGATGCCCGCCAGATGATAGGCATCACGAATCAAGGTGTAACAGTCGGTCGTACCATGCAGGAATTGACGGCCCAACAGCGGCAAACAGTTGCGAAAGCGCAGGAGAGATCCGCGGCTTGCCAGCCACCATTCACAGGCGGTACGTTTTTGTATCGCACGATCGGCTTCGCTGAGGTAGTTCGGCCCACCAGGGTGGCTGTGTACCACCGCCAGAATGTCGCCTTGCAGTTGCGCACGTAACCAGTCATCGGGAGAGATCTCAAAATTCAGTTCCGGACGATCGGCGATATTCTTGCAGGGCAGATAGCGTGTTTGATCTTCAGTGCTGACCACCAGACCGCAACACTCAAGCGGTGCTTCTGCTGCGGCATGCTGCAGAATCAGCTGTTCAATGCCCATAGTGCCCCCTATCAGCGGCTGAGCTTGGCTGCAGACGGGAAGCCACCAAAAGGCAGAACACCATTCTTGCCGAAACGCATTTTGCAGGTGTTCAGCCGTTTACCGCATTTATCCAACTGCGCCGATGTGGTGGGATTGTCTTTCTCATCCGCCACCGGGCCACCACGATAGCTACAGTTGGCAGAACGATATTCCCAAGGGCAAACATCGCTGATGATTACCCTGGCAGGCAGCATGGCGCCATCGCTTTCACTGGGCAGTGCCAGTTCATAGGTCGCCGCCTCGCTGGTAAGATTAGTCAGCCGCTCAATGACATAGCGGCTGACTAATTCCTGCGTAGCATCCGCCTGCGGGTTCCCTTGTTTGAAGTTCACTGCATCCAGCGCACGGCGCGGAACTTGGCGACGCGTGACGATCGCGCCGACCAGATCGTCAAAATCCTCGTTCAAGCCGGTGAGTAAGCCACTGATATTGGCAACGGTGAGCTTAGGGCGATTACTGGTACCCTGGCCGTTAAATTCAAAACCATTGGCTTGAATCGGGTAAGGGGGATAACTCTTCCCTTGCCACACCAACGTTTCTCCTTTTTCATTTAGTCCAGCGTGGAAGCGCAGCAAATCACCACCGATAAAGGTGAGATCGACCTGGTAGAGATCGAGCAAGGTGTCCTGCTCGATGGCGGCACTGGATTGCACCAGTGAGTTACTGATATTTCTCATTTTGTTGTTCCTTGCTGTCAGGCGACAACTTCTTGGAAAGTGGCACTCAGCGAATTCCAATAACCGTTAACGGTCAGGTTCCACTCTTCGCATTTGAACAGCGCACTTTTCAGGGTGTCGGGAGGCAGCCAGCTAAAAGCCTGCGCTCCACCATGCTCAGTCAGAAACTGATCGATGGTCCTGACATCTTCCGCGCTGCCAGAAAACTGCAACGAGTAACTGCGCAGTTGGTTATTGATACCGTCGGGTGAGCGCTGCTCATAACCATCGCCAAAAGAGACCACTTTGACTTTCGGCTTTACACTCACTTGCAGCGATTCTTCCGGGATCCAGGTAAAGGTTTTCACGCGTATGCTCCTCTATTCAATAACCCACCAGGGCGTTGCTCATTACTGACCACCTCATACACCTTGCTCTTGATCATGCCAGCCAACTGGCTTAGCCCTTCAGCAGATATTGACGAACCGCCACCGTCGTTTTGCACGGTAACCGGGACATTAATGGAGAGCGATGAGCCACCGCCCGACGACGGGGCGCCATTCAGGAACTGTTTTAGATCGGCGTTAGTACGGCTATCCACCACTCGTTCACCGCGATCCAGCAACCAGGTGCCTTCGCGTGGAATAAAGTCAATGCCGCTATGGGCCTGGCCGGAGAGAGTGACACTGGCGAGAGTTGAAAGAACGCCTGCACCCGCAGCGGCAACAGCAGCCATGTTGGCAAATTTCTGCATTGGGTTTGTCGAAGAGCTATCGCTCATGGCCTGCATAATGGCAAGTTGTAGGCTGACCATGGCTTGAGAGACCGCAAAACCTTTCGATAGCGCAAACATTTGCTGATAAGCGGCAGAGTCTTTCCCACCCGTCAGTTCTGCCACATTCATTAAGCTGCTCACTGCACCGCTCATACTACTCATGCCGTTTTGCAAAGAAGTCACCTGCGTCAGCCCTTCCTGACGATGAAGCTCTATCCGCTGCTGCGAGGCCGTGGTAGCAATAGCGGTTTTCGCGTCTTCGTAGAGCTGATAGTTGGCCAGATCCGCCATTTGGTTTTGCCCAACTGTCGCCAATTGATCTTGTTCATTGTTATTGATCTGATCTAACGCAGAGGGAGGATTGGCTTTAGTAATTAAATCTTTGGCGTACTGCTGCCCGGCGGCTATTTTTTGCTTTCTTTCATCTTCTTTCGCCTTGGCAGCCGCCAATTCTTTCAGTTTCTGTTCTTCTTCCCGCTCCAGACGGCGGATAGCAAGGTATTGCTCAGCAAAATTGACCGATTCCTTTTGCAAGGTAATGGTGGCCGTCAGCCTGTTTTGTGAGTCTTCGGGTTGTGTTTGTAGCGTATTTGGGTGACTAGCTGTATTTTCCGAGAAATCATTTAAAGCACCTTTATTTATATTTCTAAAGTTTTTTAAATCATCTAATAATTTACTATCTCCCTCAAGAGTTTTTCTTTGTGAGTCTACAGCTAACTTGAACGGATTAGTAATATCCTCTGGAGGAGATACTGTTTTATCATCATACTTTGGCCCATAAGGACCACTCAACGATATTGGTGATGACGCTGCTTTATATTCAGCCTCTGCGTCTTTAAGCCTTTCTTCTTTTAGTAACCTTTCGCGCTCAACTGCTTTTATTAACTGCCCTAAAGCCAGGTCTAAACTTTCATAGTCAGCTTTGCTTTTTAATGGATTTTTATCATAATACTCTAAAACGCTGATAGCGTCTTTTTCTATTGCCCTTGTTTTCTCATCAAGTGTATTAACAGCATACATAACCCCCTTAATACCAGCTGCAACTGCGATACCCTTTGGACCCAGACCCGATACCAGTGATGAAACATCATCAGCAGTTCGATTATATGAGACGTTATTCTGCCTTGAGACAGAGTAATCATCCCCTGATCTTTTATCGGATAAGAGTTTATTGATGGTACTTTGGTTGCTATTCTCAGAACCAGCCCACCCATTCAGGGTAATACTAATTACCGTACTACCACTTTTCCCACTACTCCCTTTTAAGCCGTTTAAAGCATCGCTGCAATCAACAGCAATAGCATTTAATTTGTCCGTAGCCTGTGCTAGAGAGGCCGTTCCCGATGCCGCATTCTTTATATTTTTGCAATACTCTTTAATAGATTGCGTGCTTTTATCTATACTTTTATTGTCAATAATGACGGTGTTATTTGCCATACATTACCTGCCTTATCATTAACCCGGCTCATGTCCGGTTTCCCTCACGTATCAGCACCAAGTGACGCATTATTTCGACTTCGATTGGATCCAACTGCCGGCAGGTCAAACGACACCATGCCTCCAACTCGCTGTAGCTGAAGGGCTGACCATTATAAAATTCGGCAAACCATTGATAGAGATAGCCGAGCTCTTCCGGGAAGGGCGTATTATCCAGCTCAACAAGTTTTGCCGGTTTTTTACCGGTCACTTGCCACACTTTTTCCAGATGCTTACGCAGAGCAACTTTACTCCCCTTAGGGGGAATATTCAGTTCCCACTCCGCCGCGAGGCGTTGAATTAACTGATCGCGGCGTTGGCGAAAAAAACGCTGTGGTCCGCTGCAACACGATTCACCGTGTCATACATATGGGGATTGGTTTGTAAAAAGAGTTTGACGTTCTCTGTGGTACAGGGTTCGTCATAGCTCCAGTCAATAATCAACTGTGCGATGGAGTCTAACGCCACTTCTTCATAGATTTTGTCATCCATGGTTTTATTTTTGGCCTCCGCATCACGCACATATTCGCGAATGCGGCGATAGCCATCGGCTTCCGCTTTGCGGAAGCGTTCGCTGTAAGTGCTTAATACGGTAAGCAACTCACCGGTTTGTACCCCCTTTTCACCACCAGGGATCACGACAGGGATCTCAATCCCGGCATTAGCTTTAGAGGCAATATTTAATTCACGGAAACTGGCCATAATTTTTATCCTGCTTGTTATGATTTTTCAAAAAAATCCCGGACCACCGAGAGATTATGTTCTGATGGCCGGGAGTGTTTATCTTTAAAACTGAAAAAACTACGCTACCTGAGCAAAAGGATCGCTTAGGCAGATCTTATTATTGTTTGTTATTTTTAAACTTGATTTTTATTACGCAACAACCCGCGTAATCTGCACGCTGGCACCAACGGTGCGATCCAGCAATCCACGATAATTGAGGTTGATCATAATATCGCCTTCGCCATCAATACTGCGCGGTGCTTCGGTAAATTTCAGGCGTGGAACCTTAACCGTGTATTTTTTGGTTGCACTATTAGGATCCAGCAAATCAAAACTGATATTACTCTCCGTTTCGTTGATAAATTTCTTACGGTACGCATTGTCCTCAAAATAGGTGTTGAGGGTGCCACTTACCGTACGGCGTTTGGTGCTTGGCGTAATAGCGGTTTTTGAACCGACGACATAACGCGATTCAATGCCGTTTTCTACCGTCAGATCCACTTCGGTAACCACAGAGACTGCTTTGCCCCCTTCCAGCAGCGAACCTGAGAAACCATCCATAGGTGCCGTA